CCGTGAAGACCATCTTGGCGTGTGGGTACACGCTGGCGGCCATCACATTGGGCACAGCCGTGGTCGTCCTCCCATCGGAAGTGGCCCCGGGAACGGCGACCAAGTAACCCAACCCGCAAGTTGTGCTGGATGTAGAGGCACACACGGTGTATTCTATGCCATCATAGGCAAAATAGGTGCACATGTTGGCCACCTTAGCGCCCAGTCGTGATTCCAACATCAATTCGCTCGGTTCTGTCATGATTTGTGTCAAACCTGCGGCACCAATCACGCCACCATATACCAACATGGAAGGCATGTCGACCCGTTCCCAATTACCTTGCATACCGTCAACAGTTGTGGTGTAATCCGCTGCTACCACTTGGCCGCCTACAAAATCTTGTGTTTCCGTGTGTCCTGGAACCTCTAGCAAGCCTGCTTGCGCCATGAACACATACTCATTGGACACGGTGCTCACTTGCCCGAAATAACACAAATCCTCGAAAGAAACCTCGGACAAGACGTAGAAATTGCACCCAGGAGTGGTCAAGGACCTGGGGGGGTTGAGAACTCTGATCTGCACGCTGCCAAAATAACACCTGTTAAACTTAGGTTTGGAGGTGGTGGCAGCGTAACTTTGCAGGTAGCTCCCCACCAAAGGCGCAAAATTCTGGTACACACCATAGTACGAGGGGTTGTCCACTTCGGCCATTACAGAAGAAGAGTCACGAGTGTCCAAAACCCAGACTTTGTCCGCACCAGGTTGTGCGTCAATGTCGGTCACAAAATCTATATCGCCGTTATAGAAACCATAGTTCACTGAGATTTGCAGTTTCACTACTTGTTGAGGCGGCGAAATGACGGAAACCTTGATTTTGCATTTCTTAGCCCACCAATGGCTGGCCACGCTAAAGGCGCTGACAGCCGGGGCCAACGTCAATGGACCACTGCCGTCGGCATTGTCGGACCAAATCATGTTTGGTGTCAAAGGAAAGGTCGACACCAGCGTGCCTGTGGTAGCTGTGGAAGAAACAGCCGAGAGTCGCACAGGCAACTCGAGCGCTCCTAAATACACAGAAGTAGACTCGGGTGATACGCCGTCGCCTATCGCCAAGCCGTCACCTACCAAACACAATGGCACGCTTGAACTCGCCGTGTTCGACTGCGGCATCTCCGAGTCTTGTACCACGTTCGAGAACAATACAGGAGGTTTTGATAGTCCTAGCAACGAAAGGACATTCGATACGGGTTTAACCAACCCGCTAGACACTTTAGGCGCTATCTTGAAGTGGTCCATTAATTTGCCCACTGTTGAAACGACTTGTGAAGGCCGCAAAGGCACTTGGTTCACGACATCGGCGAATGTTTTCCCACCTTCGAGTAAACCTGATTGTGGGCTATAGTCTACAACCATCACTAAGTCAGGGACGTCACTAACGCTAACCTCGCTGGACAATTCAGGATCAGGAAAGTCCTCACGGTGTTCGACCAAGTGTGTGACCACAAACGTGCCAGGACGCATGGTGAAGATACCACCCAACAGGGTACGTTGGATGTAGGTTTCCTCGCCATCACTATCTTCAGCATACAATAGAGCTGGCGGTTGGCCAACACCTATTTCCATACCACCATGTGGTGCATATATAGCAGGGAGCGCGAAAGGCTCTTCGCTATCACCTGTGTCGACGCGCAGCAAAGGCGGGGGCTCATTTGACGGAGTTCTCGTGGGTGGCACACCGCTTTGGGGCGAATAGGCGCCTGTGAACCCTGATATTATAGCACTCATCTCAGTTGGCACAGCATAGCTATACGTGGGCACGTCACCCACGAAGAAGAACTCGCTAGCCTTGAGCTGCTCACGGTGAGACTTCCAAGACAGGCGAACGGAATCTGGCAGCCTGTGCGCCACCTTGAGCACCGTTGCTGCTTTTATGACTGCTTCTTGGGCTTCCAGGTACTGAGCTTTCCCGACAATACAAGCTTCTGCCAATATGGAACCACACGTGTTTAACAAGTGGTCCGCCTCACAAAATCTCTTTTCCCTATAAAAGGGTATGTTCAACCGGGAGGCATCGACCAAAGGACAACTGCCATCTGCGGGGAATCTGCGCGACAAAAACGTGGCATCGTCTATGGACACTGTTTCCATGCCTTCTACTAGTTTGTTAGTTGGATTAACCAAAACTATACCCAATGACTTTATTTCCTGAGTTCTCCTGGGCACTTCGTCCAATGGCCTCGAAATCTGGTCATCGGAGTACACTACATTGCCGTGTGCCAGGAAGCACGTTTTGGCCGTATCGTCGTTTCTTTCATCTGATACCACCAGATCGGCGACTACATGTGCAGTTTGGTTGCACAAGCCTCCGAACACCGTGGTGTCAGGCATACCAGACAACAAAACGTTTCCCTTAAAGTAGAAAACCCAAGGGCCATAATGCACCTCCTCGTGTATCATGTGTTCGACTAATACTCTAACAGCCCGAACATGCGAGGCATGTGCGCCCATCCTCTCTGTGAAGTTTGGCACAATGCCAAAGGCACTAAGTTTCAGGTAAACGTGTAACGACAAGTCAAATTTTTGTGCGTCACCTATGGTGACTTTTTCACCCATTTGGGCCCTAATAGTAGGCCAATCTTCCAACGGATTCAAGCCCATACCCAGAAAGAACTTACAGTGGTTCTTACAAAACTCGTGGAACCAACCCATGTAACATTGCCATAGCAGTGACAACAAGTATGGTCCCACGAATATAGTTCGCGCTGCCTTGCCGGGTGTCCTTTTCTCAACTTTCGACATGGCTTTCGCACCCAAGTGTTTCGGGTTTGTGCAAGAGCGCAGTGACTCACCCTTCTCAATATGGGCCATAACTTCGCGCACGTAGTTCTCTATGTCTTTGCGCAACACGCCGTTTGAATCAACCGAGTCTTTCTTCAGCATCAAACCAAAGCCGTTCCTACCCGCAGAAGCGTTCAAATTCAATGATGTGATGGCAACCTCCGGCGGGACAATGACTGGTGTGACATCGCCGACACTGTTCGCCACGTCCACTAAAATGTTCTCGACTATCCTAGAAGCACGGTCGAGTAAAGGGTGTTTCTGTATATCGCGATTGGCGTATTCGGCAGCCTTCATCAATGAATAAAGAACTGGTGCGTTCAACATGACACCATCTTCTGTTTTTCTCATCTCGACAGTAGTGTCAGAGGGCGTTTTGACATCACTTGGCGAAGGCTTCGGGAAGACACTAGACATAACTGGGTTTTCAACAAGTGTGTTCACTGTGCGAGGCAAAGGGGCTCTAGAATCATAACTAACCACGAAATCCGCGAGGGGTGATTCCATGACCAACTCGTGTGCGACTTTGTCCACGGCGTCTGCGACATGCCTATAATTAACCAAGTGGATTTCACCAAAACCTTTATTCTTATTTCCTGTGGCGCCTGCTAGGTGTATACCGACGACTTTGTCGTCTATGACGTAAACACCACCGCACCGACCAGGTGTGAAGAGTTGCGTTTCGATCGTTGCATGGAGGCCCACGCTCTTGACTGTTCGAGATTTCACCGTATAGCTGCAGGGCCCGGGTTTGAACCTAGCTTTCGCTATAACGTCTTGCCAGATCACGTAACCGTCCTGTTCATCGTTGGTCCAGGGGTCCTTGTCAACAAAGTGGGAAATATTCGGGAAAGGTTTGTGTCCAACACTGGGGAAACGCATAACACCCCAGTCCGAACCCACTTCATCGTAATAACACGCTTCATTGGGCCAAGTAACTTCCCTAATGACTTCACCATTCTTGACATATACCCGCAACATGTCGCCCATGTCGATGTCGGTAACAAAGTGTCCCGGCATAAGGACCACATCAGGCCCAACGGGAAAAGCTTCCACGCTCGAGTGTGCCAAGCCTTTCTTAGACAGTTGCACGCGGAGCATCTTCGAAGAAATGGTACCGCAAATGGACAAGCTGTCTCCTGACTGCTTGTAATAGTTCAGTTTGGGCTTCCTGCGCTCAACTGTCATGGCAGTGGGGTACGGTGAACATTTCCCAACAGGGACGTTTAGCTCACTGCTGACTTGGCCAGCATAACCACTGTCCATTTTGGACCACAGGTGCCACACTGTGCCTATGCTAGCTACCACAGCCAAAGCGAGTGAATACCACTTTATTGCCTCTTGAGACAAGATCAATTTGCCGTAGTCACTAACGTTCCAATCCCCGGGTCCCGCCTGCCGAACATAGGAGATGGGGTCTCGTGTGGTGGGATCAATGCCTAAGGCATTGAAAGCCTCCTGAGCTTGCACTTCAATATTGGAAACTTTGGCATGTTCGCGAGCTTTCGTTTCAACGTACAATATAAACTCGCGCGCTGTCATATGCACGCGCGAGGGACCGACCAAAAAGTAGACGTTGGAACAATCCACCGTGTACTCTGGAGAAGTCCTGAACATCTCGGCCTTTACATGATACCTAGATTCAACTGCTTCTTGCAACTCGACAGGCAAGTTGTTAAAGCCTTGCGGGTGTGTCATGTTGGAACAAGAGACAGTAAAAACAAACCTAGCAACCAATATGGATTTTAGATCTATCTGGGCCGCGTTGAGCTGTTTACCATTTTTAAGGATGCCCATTAACACTTCGAGTACTTCGTTGTCGGTAAGATTGGCCTGATTGTCGTCAAGCAACAAAGCTTTACCACCCGTATAGCTGTCGTGGTAACGTGCATTCAACACCATTTCATAAATAGTGTTTTCGGAAAGCCCATATAATGCACACAGGTACCTCATTAAGTAATTTTTGACGAAGTAAGTCTTACCCACATCAGGTTTGCCGTGCACATAAACATTAAAAGACGTCCCTGTGTGTTCCATATTGCGTAGGGCACCCTCCCAACGGGTGAGCGTTAACTTAACATCCGACATGAAATGGCCCACATAAGGGGGCGTTCGTGCCTTGTCGCACAAGAGAAGCATTGCTTCTGCGCTTTTGAAAGCGTTGCGCAGGGCCAAGGTGTCTTCCAAATTTATAGTGTATTGGCCCTTGCTCTTTTCCAATATGGATCTCATGGTCTTCATATTGTCATCGTACAACGCGGGTGACGTGTCCATGTAGTACGTGTATATCTGACTAATCAAACTCACCACCTTAGCGGAGGCGAGCACGACAGACATCACTCGTGCTGCGTTGGCCAGCGTGAAGTATTTCACAACTGTGTTGAGCTCGTCCGTGATGGCCTTGTTTTTGAACACGGTCCTCGTTATGGGCACCAACTTACTGCCCACACCTTCTGGTAAAGCATCGACTATGGAAATCACCTCGTCCACGTTCATCTCGAGTTCGCGGTCACCGCTTTGTGCAACCATGCGGCGAGAAGCATGCCAACATATTGCCATGACAGTGGCGACGCAAATTTTCACTTCCTTGGTAATGAATTTGGTTTCCGTGCGCCACCAGAGGTAGCACGTGCAAGCAAACGAAACCATGTCATCGCATTGTTTGGAAGCCATGACAAATGCACCTACGGTGGAACACAACTCCACCGTGTCCTTGTCCAACCCAAACGTGGAAAGCAACGGCGATAGAGGGTTTCCCACAGCATCGTTTATAACCTCCGCTTTAACCAATCTGAGCCGAACCACTTCGGATAAATATGTCAGAAATGACCTTCTCACTCTGACAGCTATCGACATGGCATAGTCAAAAGGCCACATGAGATTGAAACCTTGGGGTTCGAACTCGGGAACCTTCAACACGCGAACTAGTTCGCACAACTTGTCAAGGCCGAGCTCGTCCACGCTTTTCTTGCTCGCATGTGCG